CCGGTCAGGGGCGGCGCAAAGGAGGCAACGTGCAATTTTTAGATTTTATCACGGCACTCGCGCCCGTGGGCGAGACAATGCTGTTTGTGCGCCAGAAACCACAGATGCGTGGGGGCGAGATGCAGTTCCACGCCGATGGTGCGGTCAAGGCCACTTGGCCGTCGTACCTGCCCTCGCACGGCGTTCGTGCTGGCGAGGCTTGGTACGGCAACACCGCCTCGTTCATCCTCGACCGCTTTGAAGATGGCCGGGTGTCAGCCAGCGCGGCCAATTGTGAGTATGTGGGCGTGATGGTGCTGGACGACATTGGCTCCAAGAGCAAGACCCCGCCGCTGTCGCCGACTTGGATCATGGAGACTTCGGCAGGCAACTATCAGTACGGCTACGTCTTCAGCGAACAGCCGCCCAAGGGCGAGTTCGCCGCCGCCATCAAGGCCATCGCCGCTGCTGGCTACACCGACCCCGGCGCCTGCAACCCGGTTCGCAACTTCCGACTGCCGGGGTCGGTCAACCTCAAGCCTGACAAGGCCAAGTTTGCTTCTGCCTTGGTCGAGTTCCACCCCGAGCGCGAGTTCCTGCTGGCCGACATCTGCGCCGCTCTGGACGTTGTGCCCGGCCCTACCGAGTCAGGCGGCATCCGACCGATTCGCATGGCCGACGATGGCGCCGATGACGTGCTGATTTGGCTCTCGGGCCAGGGGCTGCTGCTCAGTCGCCCCAACGCCGAGGGCTGGGCCGGGGTCTGCTGCCCCAATAACGCCGAGCATACCGACGGCAACCCCGAGGGCCGCTATATGCCCCTCAACCGGGCGTTCTGCTGTATGCACGGCCATTGTGTCGATCTGGACAGCAACACTTTTCTGGCGTGGGTCGCCGACAATGGCGGCCCCCGTCACGCCCCCGGCCTGCGCGACGACCTGATGGCCGCGCATCTGGAGTTGGCCCTTGCCAAAATCAAGCCCAGCCCCGAGTTCCCCGACACTGCCGCTGAGGTCATCGCCGAGGTTGAGCGCAAAGAACTAGGCCGGGTTGAGAAGTCCGGCTGGTATTCCCGTTTCGCGTACTTGCAAGATGATGAGGCGTTTTTTGATATGCAAGATCGCCGCGAACTGTCGCGCAACACTTTCAACGCCCTGTTCCGCCACATCAAGTGCATCTCCATTCACTCGACCGGCAAGTCAGCCCGGCGGGTCGAGGCCAGCGTCTGCTACGACGAGAACCGCCAAGCGGCTGGCGCCCGGGCCTTGGTCGGCATCACCTACGCCGCTGGCGAGTCGGTGCTGGTCAGCAAGGACGGGCTGGTGTACGGCAACCGCTGGCGCAACTCGCGCCCGGCGCCTGTGGCCTGTGACGTGAGCCGCTGGCTGCGTCACGTCGAGCGTATGCTGCCGGTCGAGTTTGAGCGTGAGCATATTTTGAACGTCATGGCCCATAAAATTCAATATCCAGGCCACAAGATCAACCATGCCGTGCTGTTGGGCGGCAAGCCAGGGTCAGGCAAGGATACCCTCTTCGCCCCATTTTTTTGGGCCGTCGGTGGCCCGGCCAAGCTGAATTGTTCGGTGGTCAAGAATGAAGATTTGACGTCGCAATGGGGCTACGGGTTGGAGTGTGAGGTGATGGAGATTGCCGAGTTACGTCAGGCCGAGGCTAGGGACCGCCGGGCGTTGGAGAATCACCTTAAGCCCATCATCGCGGCCCCGCCCGAGTACCTGCCCATCAACCGCAAGGGTCTGCACCCGTACATGGCCCTGAACCGAGTGCTAGTGGTCGCCTTTTCGAACGAGCGCGTGGCGATTAGCTTGCCCTCGGACGACCGCCGATGGTTCGTCGCGTGGGCCGAGGCCGGGCGCCTGCCCGAGAGCGAGGCTGTGGCCTTGTGGAACTGGTACCACCACCGGGGCGGCTTCGCTGGCGTGGCGGCGTGGCTGGCTGGGCGTGATGTGTCGGCCTTCAACCCGTCGGCCCCGCCGCCGATGACCGAGGCCAAGGCTATTTTGGTCGAGGCTGGCATGAGTACCGCCGAGTCGGTGCTGGTCGAGATGCTCCGCGACCGCCGGGGGCCGTTCGCCCAGGGCGTGATCGGCTCGCCCTTCCACACGATATGCGACCGGGTGCAAGGGTCGGGCGCAGCGCCGCCCGGCATTAAGATCGTCCAGGGCGCCCTCTTCCACGCCTTGCGTGAGGCCGGTTGGGTTGATATGGGGTTAGTACACTCGCGAGAGTACAACGCCAAGAAACACGTCTTCGTCGCGCCCGAACTGGTCAATATGACCCGGTCGGAAATGCGCCGGGCCGTGGCATGAAAAAAGCCCCTCGCGGGGCCTGTTAGTTATAGGTTCAAGAGTACTGCTATCAGCGCGGCCAGCAGCGCCGCCGCTAAGAGCATAGGCGCTCCGCATAGGCCAGGGCGTCGGCCTCGTTTGTGTAGAACCGCGCCGGGCCTACCATCTGGCCCGAGTCGTCGTCGCGCAGCAGGACGCGCCAGCGCCCGTCGTCAGTCAGCGTGACCTCCGACGTAATCATAAATTCGACGTTAAAGAATTCAGTCCTCATGGCAGACCTCCACGCTATCCTCACCCTCGGGCACGGTCAGGCGGTCGCTAAGACCCTCGTAGAAACCCGCCAGGGTATTGTCGAGGCCGTAGGCCGACCCTTGCAGTTTGGGCCAGCGGCGGCCAGAATTCAGCGCGTAATACTGCGCGACATAAGCCGCCGTGCTGACGTTGCCGTCGGTCGGGTATAGGCGCCGGTCTGGCCCCTTACTCTTGACGGGCTTATGCTTACCGGTCAGTTTGAGAATGTCCGACAGGAATGAGTGCCGGTCATCGCGCACCGTGTACCGGGCGCGGTTGAGGGTAATGGTCTTCATAATGTACTCCAGGTTATTGGCATGAGTGCCCATGAGCGGCCAGCGTAGCCGCTCATAGTCCATCACGGCATGAGTACATCAAAATAGTGCAGGGCGCCAGCCAGTAGACCGGCCAGCATAAGCAGGGCCAGCCCGGCCACGGCCAGCCGGGCCATCATGCCGTCGCCCCGTGCCGTTCGGCGATATCGCCCCAGCAGCCGATCCGATAAGATGAGCCGTAGCGCACCAGCGTCGGCGTGTAGGTATCGCCAGCATTGAGGTACAGGCACTCGCCGCGCCGAGTGGTAAACCCCTCGACGCCGTGAAACCCGCCGAGCGCGTTTAAACACTCCATGCGGATATCTTGCGTCGTCGGCGCGTGGTAACACTCGGCCAGCCGCGCAGCGCCTACGGGCGTTCGCAGTAGCTGGTCGCGTGACATTTTCAGCAGTGCTTTGGCCTGGGCAGCGTCGGCGCCGAATAGTTGGCGCAGGGCTTTGATTGTTGGTGAGCGGATCATGCTGTTACCTCAATTCTTTTTTAGGGATATAACCATGCTCTGCCATGAATTCGGCAAGGGTTAAATGTTTAGCCCGGTATGTATCCCCGAACTTTGTGAAGCATGAATAGACCGCTTCACCATTACCATTGCTATGTGAGGCTTCACCCACTAAAAAATTCTGCCCTATCATTTTGCGAGGCGGTACACACTCCAACATTTCCCAATACATGGCCTCGGTTGTCGGTATCCATTCCAATGGTTTATCGTCCATCGCCGCCCATAGTGGCGCCCACTCCAATAGTGTGGCGCTCATGCCGCCACCTCATCGCGCTTAGTCAAGCGGTTGATACGCTCGCACAGAGAATCAAGGCAGCCAGCATATTCCTGGAATACGATGCCGCCACCATATTGTTTATTATGGTACTTTTTACCGCCGATACTGTTAGCCAACTTGCAGGCAATAGCGTAGCGATCAGACAACCAGATGCGTGACTGCCAGCCGTGAACATCTAAATATAGAAAATGGCAGACGTGGCGCGGATTGCCGTTCACGTCATTATTTATGCGCGTAAAATCTTCAGGGGTTATTGGGTGCTGCATGGTGTTGATCCTGTTACCGGCACAATTGCCGCCACTGCCCACAGTATGGGCAGTAGCTGAAACTGTTTAAACGCTCTGCATCGCGCCATGATCCGGGCAGTGAGGCGCGCCCATATCGTTTAGCCACTTGCCAGCTACGCGCACTGTGTAACCACACTCGCGGCATACACATTTCAACATTCTGGTGCTTTGCTTTTTCTGCGCGTTCGCGGGGACTAGATCGGCGTGAGGGTATGCGCCGAGCCGAGCCAGCACTGGTGAGGCCCACGCCGTAAATGCTGGGCCTGCTACAGTAGCAGTCATCTTGCCAGTGAGACCAATGGCAAGGGCAGTACGTTTAAACGCTTTGCCGTGCCCGTCATTCGGGTGTGATGCGTGAATCATCTCATGCGCCAAAATGTCTAGCACTCGGGCGCTTTCGCTGATTGTGGGCGAGATGAAAATCTCGGCGTGTTTATCAGCACTGGCACGGGCAGACCAACATTCGCCGATTCTGCGATTTTTGCTTGCCAGTGCTGATTTTGAGGGAAAGCCGCATGAGGCGCGCACTTGCAAGGGTAGGTCTACGCCACACTGTTTAAACAGTGCGCGCAGTTCAATGGTAGCTTGAGAAAGCCAATTTTCGCGGGTTTGCATGGTGTACTGTCCTTTAGTGTTGCTGGCTACGTTAGCCAGTGAATGTACTGTAACACTATTTATGGCACTGTCAACAACTATTTTCTAGGTGTTTACCCTTAGTGTGTGTGTGTCGGCGTGGTGCTGTTGTGGTCTATAGCGCGGATGTGATCTTGCCCTCTGAAAACCCCTCTCTGTGTGCCATGTGTGCCATACCCTTACTACTTTTGGTTGGGATATATATACTGTATATAATAACAGTATGAATAGTGTATGACTTCCACGTTTGCGGCGCGACTTCGATTCGAAAATAATGGCACACATCACCCACATCACCCACACGCATGAAAGTGTGTGCCATGTGTGCCATAGAGCCATGATGGCACACATGGCACACGCTGGCCGTGCTGGTGCTGGCCGTGCTGGTGCTGGCCGTGCTGGCCGTGCTGGCCGTGCTGGCCGTGTGCTGGCACACACGGCACACGCCCTGGTGCTGCGCGGCCCTGGTGCTGCACGGCCAGCGGCCAGCGCGGCCAGCGCCCTGCAGCCCGAGGCCGGGGGTGGCAGGGCCGAGCGGTTAGGGCCACAGCTACGGAGTGTTCGCAAACAATTTTTATTTTTATGGTATAAAACGGAACATGATGTCACTGCCGTTATCTATTAGGACGCTCAAGGCGACTGAGTCGCGCTTGCAATCGGTGTACGAAGCAGCCCGGTTAGGCTTGCATGGCGAGACACTGGCGCTTGCAGCCGGTATGCTGCCGCAAGAGTACCTGACGCTGTGCAACTTTGACCCGGTTGTCGGCATGGCTGCGCTCAAGGGCAAAGCCGACGGCGAACGCGAGATGGCCGAGATACTGCACAACGCAGCGCGTAACGGGGACGCCAAAGCCGCGCTAGAGATACTCAAGCATCAACACGGCTGGGTTGCCAAGCAGGCTATATCGGTTGAAGTCAACCAACGCATCTCCATTACCCAGGCACTAGAACAAGCAGAGATGCGCGTCATAAATGCAATCGACTATCTACCAACCTGAAGACGAGCAGGAACTCATGGCAAGGCTATGGGTTCCATCGCTTAAAGATAACCCACTGGCGTTTGTTTTGTATTTGTTTCCCTGGGGTCAAAAGGGTACGCCGCTGGAGCATTTCTCTGGCCCAAGAAAATGGCAGAGGGATGTACTGAATGATATTGCCGTACACATTAAAAATAACAAAGGCGTTATCGACTTTGCCGTACTCCAAGAAGCAGTATCAAGCGGTCGGGGTATTGGTAAGTCGGCCTTGGTGTCATGGCTGACGATATGGATGCTGTCCACTAGGATTGGCTCAACAACTATCATATCGGCGAACAGTGAGAACCAGTTGCGATCAATTACTTGGGCTGAGATTACCAAGTGGTTGGCAATGTCTATTAACAGTCACTGGTTTGAAGTCTCAGCCACTCGTGTGACGCCTGCAAAGTGGTTGACAGAACTGGTGGAACGGGATTTGAAGAAGGGTACGAGGTATTGGGGTGTGGAGGGGCGGCTGTGGTCAGCGGAGAACCCGGATGCTTATGCTGGTGTACACAATTTTGATGGTGTGCTGGTGATTTTTGATGAGGCAAGCGGTATTGACGACAGCATCTGGGCGGTGACGGGTGGATTTTTTACGGAGAACACGCCGAATCGCTTTTGGTTGGCGTTTTCCAACCCACGGCGCAACACGGGGTACTTTTATGAGACATTTCACTCAAAGCGGGACTTTTGGGTGACTAAGGTGGTGGATGCTAGGACGGTGGAGGGGACGGACAAACAAGTCTACGAGCGGATTATCCAAGAGTACGGGCCGGACAGTGCCCAGGCGCACGTTGAGGTGTATGGTGAGTTTCCGAGTGCGGGGGATGACCAATTTATCCCATCAAATACGGTCGATGAGGCCATGAAAAGGCCCAAGTACAAGGACAATTCAGCACCCATCATCATTGGCGTAGACCCAGCGCGGTTTGGGGCTGATGCTACGGTGATTGCGGTGCGGCAGGGGCGGGATATTGTGGCGATAAAGAAGTACCGGGGTGATGATACGATGACGGTGGTGGGGCATATCATTGAGGCAATGGAGGAGTACAAGCCTGCGATGGTGGTGATTGATGAGGGTGGGCTGGGGGCGGGGATTGTGGATAGGCTCAAAGAGCAGCGGTACAAGATTAAGGGTGTAAACTTTGGGAACAAGGCCAAAAACCCGATCATGTACGGTAATATGAGGGCGCAGATGTGGGGTGACATGAAAGACTGGCTCAAATCTGCTAGTATTCCGCAGGATAGGTTTTTGAAAACAGACCTAATTTCGCCCTTGATGAAGCCTGACTCACGGGGTACGATCTTCTTGGAGAGCAAGAAAGAAATGAAAGCACGGGGTTTAGCTAGTCCAGACGCTGCGGATGCGATATGCGTGACGTTTGCTTTCCCTGTGGCGCATCGGGAGTACCGGGAAGCAGCGCCTCGCAGGTACTCGGATCACTCGGCGGTGTCTACTGGATGGATGGGTAGTTGAATGAAAAAAAGTGTATCTCTATCAGTAGGCCGTGGCGAGAAGCTGCCGGTGTCCAAGGGCGCGGGTTTGACTGCCAAGGGCCGTGCTGTATACAATGCAGCCACTGGCTCTAACTTGAAGGCTCCTGCCCCAAACCCCAAGACAAAGGCAGATCAGGGCCGCAAGGATTCATTTTGTGCAAGAATGGGCGCAGTAGCTGCCAACGCCAAAGACGGCGAACGCGCTAAAGCAGCCCTTAAACGATGGAAGTGCTAATCATGGCTACAAAAAAAATGAATCCGTTTGGCAAAGGCGAGTCCAAAAAGATGGAGGCGTCT